TACGTCATTAATGATGACGAAGCAAAAGCACGCGAGCTGTTCCATGACATCGTTGTGGAAAAAAGCCGTACCATCTATGAAGAAATGATGGCAGCAGACGAAGAAGAAGAAACTATGGAAGAAGCTGTTGAAGACGACGCAGAAGCCATGGAAGAAGGCATGATGGGCGGCGATCAAGCCGACGACCTAATTGACGACATCGAAACTGAAGAATCAGGTGTTTCAATGGAAGGCGAAGAAGTAGAAATGGACATGGATGACCATCATTCAGATGTAGGCGGCGAAGAAGAATTAGAAGATCGTGTTGTTGATCTCGAAGACAAGCTGGACGAACTCATGGCTGAATTTGAAAGCCTGATGGGCGACGGCGGTGCTGACGAAATGGACGCAGAAATGGACATGGAAGTCGGTGACGACATGGACAGCGAAGAAGTTGTCGACGACGAGTTAGAAACAGAAGGCATGTACGAAAACGTCGATCTCAAAGCTGCTCCAAAGCCAGTTACTTCAGAAGAAGGCGGTGTTAATAAGAAAAGTACTGTGGCTGTCAACAGCGGCGCAAAAGGTGCTGTTGCTAAACCAGTTTCAATGACTGGCGACACAGCACACGGACGTACTGCCCCTACAGCAAAAGACATGGGCAGCACAACACAGCCAAACGTAAAACCTGCCACTAAGCCACACTTGGCTCAGGCCACAGGTGTTAATACTAAGTCTGTGATCCAATAAGGTAACCCGGTAAATGGCTCTTTACCTCCGTGAAAATCTTACTTTCGACGCTGCCCGCATTATTGTGGAAGGCAGCGAAGAAGGTAAGAACCTTTACATGAAAGGCATTTGCATCCAAGGCGGTGTTAAGAATGCCAATGAGCGAGTGTACCCTGTTAATGAAATTGAACGTGCAGTCAAAACACTGAACGAACAAATTACCAGCGGTTACTCTGTATTGGGAGAGGTGGATCACCCGGATGATCTTAAAGTAAACCTTGACCGCGTTAGCCATATGATCACAGAAATGTGGATGGATGGCCCAAACGGTTTTGGAAAGTTAAAGATTTTACCCACGCCAATGGGCAATTTGGTTCGCACCATGCTGGAAAGCGGTGTGAAATTAGGAGTTTCTAGCCGAGGTAGCGGAAACGTTAACGAAGCGAACGGACATGTCAGTGACTTTGAAATAGTCACTGTTGATGTAGTTGCCCAACCCAGTGCGCCAAACGCATATCCCAAAGCAATTTACGAAGGCTTGATGAACATGAAAGGTGGTCAGAGAGTTTTAGAAATGGCTAGAGATTTAGGGTCAGACAACAAAGTACAGAGATTTTTGAAAGAGGAAGTAAAACGCCTTATCAAAGATCTCAAAATCTAGGAGAAATAGATGTTTGATGCTATTAAACCACTGCTAGATAGCGGACTAATTAACGAAGATGTTGGTCAAGAACTCAACGAAGCTTGGGAATCGAAACTAACAGAAGCTCGTGAAGAGTTACGTGCAGAACTCCGCGAAGAGTTTGCACAACGCTATGAGCACGACAAAACAGTAATGGTGGAAGCCCTAGATCGCATGGTAACAGAAGGTCTTGCACAAGAGATTCAAGGCATTGCTGCTGAAAAGCAAGCATTAGCTGAAGATCGTGTCCGATTCCAAGCCAAGATGAAAGAAAGCAGCACAAAGTTTAACGACTTTATGGTTTCTAAATTGGCGGAAGAAATTGGCGAATTACGCAAAGATCGCAAGATGCATTCAGAAGGACTTCAGAAGTTGGAGAAGTTTATTGTGGGTGCGCTGGCTGAAGAAATCATGGAATTTGCAAAAGACAAACGTGATGTTGTAGAAACAAAAGTTCGTCTAGTTCGCGAAGCCCGTGGTCAACTCGAAGCTTTGAAAGCACGTTTTGTAAAAGAAAGTGCTGATAAGTTAGGTAAGTCAGTTGCCAAGCATCTAAAGACAGAAATGAATCAGTTGCACGAAGACATTAAAGTTGCTCGCGAGAACAATTTTGGTCGTAAGATTTTTGAAGCCTACGCAGCAGAGTTTGGTTCGACATACTTGAATGAGAATGCCGAAATCCGCAAACTGAGCCGAGTAGTTGCTCACAAAAACAAGCAACTTGAAGAAGCCACTAAGATCGTCGAGAAGTCACAACAACTCGTTGAATCAAAAGAGAAAGAAATTCGTATTATCAAGGAATCCAATCAGCGTCAAGCCGAAATGGAAGAATTGCTTGCACCTCTCAACGAAGAGAAGCAGGAAGTAATGCGTAATTTGTTAGAAAGCGTTCAGACAACACGTTTGAAAGGCGCTTTCGAGAAGTATCTACCAGCTGTACTGAATGACGCCACTGCCAAGAGCCGCAAGGTTGTTACAGAAAGTGTTCGTGAAGTAACTGGTGATAAAACCGTCAAGGCCGCAGAAGAAGAAGACCGTTCCAACGTGATCGACATCAAGCGCCTGGCAGGTCTTTAATTAAAGGAGACTTAAATGTCACAAGCACTATTAGAAGGCCGTTGGGACGAAACCAAAGAAGCCCTTATGGAAGGTCTGAAAGGCAGCCGTCGCAACACAATGAGTGTTATCTTAGAAAACACTCGCAAGTACTTGAAAGAAAACGCAAGTGCTGGTTCAACAGTTTCGGGCAACATTGCTACACTAAACCGTGTAATTCTGCCTGTAATCCGACGTGTTATGCCAACTGTTATCGCTAACGAGTTGGTTGGTGTTCAGCCAATGACTGGCCCAGTTGGTCAGATCCACACTCTGCGTGTACGTTATGCATCGACAATGACAGACCAATCAGCAGCAGCAACTTCAGTTGTAGCTGGTGAAGAAGCCTTGTCACCATTCAAGATCGCTACAGCTTACTCAGCTGGCGCTCGCGGTGCTGATAACGCAGCAACAACACAAACTGCTGCACAAGGTTATGCCGGTGCACAGACAGCAACACTTGAAGGCAACGGTGGTCGTCAGATCAGCGTACAGATCCTGAAGCAAGCTGTTGAAGCTAAGACACGTAAGCTACAGGCTCGTTGGACTTTTGAAGCAGCTCAAGACGCACAAGCAATGCATGGTATCGACGTAGAAGCCGAAATCATGGCAGCTTTGGCTCAAGAAATTACAGCTGAAATTGACCAGGAAATCCTGTTGAGCCTACGCAGTTTGGCCACAACTGAGTTTACATACAACCAAGCTACTGTATCTGGTACTGCCACATTCGTTGGTGACGAACACGCTGCTTTAGCTGTTCTGATCAACCGTGTTGCTAACCTGATTGCACAGCGCACACGTCGCGGTGCTGGTAACTGGGCTGTTGTTTCTCCAGCTTCATTGACTGTTCTTCAGTCAGCAACAACAAGTGCATTTGCACGTACCACAGAAGGCACATTCGAAGCACCTACAAACACCAAGTTTGTTGGTACTCTGAACGGTGCAATGCGTGTGTTCGTTGACAGCTACGCTAGTGATAGCACACCTGTTCTAGTTGGTTATAAGGGTTCGAGCGAAGCTGATGCAGCAGCGTTCTATTGCCCATATATTCCTCTAATGAGCAGCGGTGTTGTTCTTGATCCGTCAACATTTGAACCAGTCGTGAGCTTTATGACTCGCTATGGGTATATCGAGCTCACTAACACGGCCAGCTCGTTCGGCAACGCCGGCGACTACGTGGGCGAGATCGCAGTTTCCAATTTGTCATTCAGCTAATCCATTTAGTTGTTTTTCAATATCAAAAAACCTGCTTCGGCAGGTTTTTTGTTGACTTTATATTATTAAAGTGTTATATTGAACTAACAAACATAAATACTTATATGAACAAATATCAAACTTGGTACCAAAATATAACAGATCGAGCACGTAGCAGAACATTAGACGGCTATTCTGAACGTCATCATGTAGTACCACGTAGTCTTGGTGGATCAGATGATGCTGACAATTTAGTAGATTTAACAGCCCGCGAGCACTTTGTATGTCATTGGCTTCTAACTAAAATGTATACAGGCGAAGCAAGATATAAAATGATCAATGCTATGTATATTATGAAAGCAGAAGGCCCGTATCAAACACGTTATGCATCTAAGATTACCAGCAGGGTGTATAATACGCTGAGAGAAGAATTTTCAAGATATATCTCTAATCTCAACAAAGGACGAGTTCAACCGCCGCATGAAAAAGCCAATCAAAAAGCAGCAATTACTGGAAGAAAAAGAAAGCCGTTTTCGCAAGAATGGCTTGATAATATGAGCAAAGCCCATGCTGGTGAACGAAACGGTATGTACAATAAAAAGCATACAGACGAAGCAAAATCTAAACAACGAGAAAAAGCCACTGGTCGTAAACAGTCAGCTGAAACAATACAAAAGAAAGCAGATGCTGTACGTGGTAGCAAACGCGAAAAGAAACTGTGTCCACATTGTAATCAAATGATAGCTGTAAACACTTATGTACGTTGGCATGGTGCCAACTGTCGATTCTTAAAGGAAACAAAATGAAAGACAATGAAATTGTAGAAGTATTAGCAGATGGTACTGTATACCATTTTGATTTAGACGTATGCAACGCTGCTGCTGATCAAGCATTAGAACAGCTATACGAAAAAGAAGGCAACGAACTGGGATTTGACTACACGGCAACTGTGTTTAGTTTGTTTATAAATGCCATACACATCTTGACAGAATCTGGTTGGACTGCTGAAGAGTTACATCGTGAAGTGGAAGATCACTCAAAAGACAGCTAAATAAACAAACCGAACAAGGACCGCCCCAATGACAATCAAACCTGTGCTACGACCAGATCACACCGCAACTGACTTGCGAGAGCTGATGAATCACTTTGCAGAAGCCACAACTGGCCCAACTCGTCAAGAGCTGACAGAAAGCCGTGCTGCTGTAGCTGCTGCTCCAGGTGTAGCAGAAGGCGTCAACTACACAGATGAGCTGCGTGATAAAATGCAATGGTTAATGACCACATATCACATGCGTAGTGGCGAAGCCGAAGAGGCAGCATACTACGATCAAGATCCAGCTACATGGAAAGGCAGTCCGTGGGAGGATGAATACACAGGCGTCTCAGAAGCCCGTCCGGATGTCATGCGACACAAGGGTGATACCACCGTACGTGTTGTCAAGAAAGGCGGAGTGCCCATTGGCGAGATTGGTACGGATTCAGAAGCCAGCCCAGGTAATGGTCCCTACTATGTGAAACTGTACGACGGCAGCTACGATGCTGTGGGATTTGACACAGCTGAAGAAGCACTTGCAGAATTGCGGTATGCCATAAAGAGCGCAGGATCAGGTCCTGATACCAGTTTTGGTGGCCCGGGCGGATGGACAGGTCCTGTGGGTGAGACGTCGGCAGCAGAAGACATGTCAGAAGCTGCACCGCAACTTCAACCACGACAAACAGTCTGGGCCAAAAACACACGCGGTTACTGGATTGAATACGAAGTCAGTCGTGTTAGACCCGACGGACGAGTAGCAGTGATGGGTCCAGGCGGCATAGACATATTCCCAGCTGAACTGTTAGTGACACAAAGACCCACAGGTGCTGTTGCAGAATCCATAGATCCTATAGCACAACTGCGAGCAGATATACTGCGTTTTTCACGCTAAGAAAAAAGCCCCGCCAGGGGCTTTTTGTTGCTATAAATAAAGCATGCCTACATTTATCACACCTTTCTCAGGTTCTGCAGAACTCACTGCCAACACAGGTTTAACTGTTGTTGACCCAGGTCTATGGCGATACAGTCAAGCCGGTTACAACGACGGTGCTACGTTTGGACTCAGCCTGGGTCATCCCAATCCCTTGAGCGGCGGTCTTTTGCACTTGAGAGCAGTAGACTGGCCCATTGCAGAGATTGGCAACGAGTTGACCACGTATACAGATCCTGATACTGGCCAAACTTACGGACCTACTGTGTGCAGAATTGTTGTTACCGGGGCTTGGTCTGTTGTTAGACAGCAGAACAGCAACAGCTACAACAGTTTTAATATTACTTACATAGGAACCACTGTGACAGATCTCGGTGATCGAGATATGTCGCCCTATCTCTTAAACTATGCAAGCCCGCAGGCTACTTATGTAATTCAAGGTGCCGGGGTTGCAGGTGGTGCACAAGACACCTTTTCAGATCATATGTTTGAGTGTCGTGTCACAGAGTCGGCAGCCAGTACCAACAGCAACAAAGAATTTCAAAGCAACACTGTTACTCGTCCAGTCTGGGTTTACACCTATTCAAAATCGTGGCAAACTGCCGCTTAAATTTTAAACAGATTTAGGTGCAGTGCGATCTTGTTTACCACACTGTCCCAGTTGCCAATTGTGGATTGCCTAAATAATCTTGCAGTAGGATACCACGGGCTATCTGCACGATTTAATAGCCATCGCCAATCTGTTCCGTAATGATTCAGCATGATCCAAGTGGGTCGACCCATCGCTGCTGCCAAGTGACTTACTGCAGTATCCACACTGACAATCACATCCATGCACGATATTAAGGCAGCCGAATCTGCCATACAGGAGATAGTACCTGGATATGTTGCACAACCCAATTGTATTAGAATTGCAGATTCTGCTTGATCGGCGTCAATTTGTAAATTTACCCATTCGTGCTGCGGATTAGATTTTATCAATTTGACTATTTGATCGAACGGAACTGACTTGTGTTGATGTATCCAAGTATCTCTACGTCCAGCCCAGCTGAACCCTATTCGAAGTTTTTTCTTAACACCCAGTCTTTTTTGCCATTGCTTTATACCGGTTGCATCGGGTGAAATATAACTCAACGGACTGTTTAAATTTTCTAAGGTGATTCCCAACATGCCTGGAATGCTCATAATAGGAGTCCAGTAATCATATTCAGGCAAAGCATCGTTGAACGCAATTGTGTCAGGTCCAAATAGTGTGACCATGGCACCAGCAACTGCCAATACAACGCGAGCACCAGACTCTTTGAGATTGAGAATAAATCTCACAAACTGTATAGTATCGCCCAGTCCCTGTTCGCCGATGACAAGAATAGTCTTGTCTTTGAGATCTTGCCCAGTCCAACGAGGTTGTGGCAATTGCGGCAGTGTACCTTTTAAGTGTTCAAATCGCCAGCGGTCTTCGTAAGCAGTCCACCCCTGTTGATAATTGCCTTGTAACAGATAACACACAGCCAAATTAAAACGTGCAGTTTCGTTACTGGGATCTAAACGGATAGCATGTTCTAAAAATGGTTGTGCACGATCAGGAAATCCCATTTCTCTAAGCACATTACCGTAATTGTTGAAAGCACCTGCTGAGGTATAATCGTTAACAAAGGCCTGTGCATAACAGGCCAAAGCCTGATCCGGTTGATGCTGTTCTCTATGTGTGTTGCCTTGCAATATTAACAGTTCTGTGTCCATACGGATATTTACTGTGTGTATTAGATACGGATTTATTTCATAAATATATCTATACAACGCAATGGTTGCGTTTTATGCGGTATCCCACCGCGTAGGCCTAGAACGCCTAACTTTTAAAGGAAAAGAAAAAATGGGTCGTCCACTAAAAATCAAAAAATCCACAACCAAAGACATTGGTTTCAATGCTTGGGATCAGCTAACTAATCCAGTATTCCCAGCCACATTCAACACTGATCAGTATCTTGGTGTAGTTGGTGGTGAAGGCAACGGCGGCGGTGTTGCTACAGCAGCTTATCCTGTGGTCAAATGCCGTGTTTTCATCACAGGCCAAAGCGAAGAAGATGGTTGGATTGTTCGCCAAAAAGGCACAAGAAAGTATCTGGTCGAAGGTGCCAGTTCAGGTGAGCAAGGCGTTTGTGTGTTAGCCAACGAAGCACAAGGTGCACTAACAGCGGGCAACATGAACATCAGCTTTGCCTTAGATGCTGACAGCTCAGAAGTCTTAATCAGCAAGCTCACAAACAAGTATGCATATGACTTCACAGGTGGTGAAGTTGGTGGTGCTGCTGCCGGCGGCTTTGCACAGAATCTTGTACAGCAGAACATTCGTTATGCAGCCAACTTCTTCACAGACGAAGGCACAGAAATCAAGTCTGGCACAACAGGACAAGGCAACACTGCTACACAGCAGAACTTGTTGAGTCTGGTAATTGTAGAAAACTACACTTCGTAATTTTTATATTACCACGAGATCCTCTCAGCTACATACTGGGAGGATTTTTTATGACTGCTTTTGTATTAGGAAACGGCATCAGCCGACAGCATATCGATGTTGATATCTTGCTTAAATTAGGCACAGTTTATGGCTGTAATGCCTTGTACCGTACTCATACACCTCATGTGTTAGTGTCTACTGACCGCCCCATCAGCACCACAATACAAGAAAGCGGATACGCACAAAAGAATAGATTTTACACACGTAGACCCAGTCCAGGATCAGGTGCACAATCAGTGCCAAAGCAATATCACGGATTCAGCTCTGGTCCTATTGCCGCCGGTATTGCTTGCTTGGATTTAAATCGCAAAATTTATTTGTTAGGGTTTGACATGGGTCCAACAGTGGTGGGTAAATTTAATAATGTTTATGCTGGTAGTGAATTTTACAAATCTGCAGATGCTAACCCTACCTTTACTGGCAACTGGATTAGACAATTAAGCACAGTCGTACGTGATTTTCCTTCTGTGGAATTTATAAGGGTTTCGGGCGATACCACTGCTGATATCCCAGATTTTCGAACCTTGACAAATTTACAATCTATCACGATTGGGGACTTTGTTTTGCGAATAAATACATCAAAGGATCTCTAAACATGGCCACCCAAAAACGCATAGACGGCACATATTATATTACCACTCTCAACAGCGAAGATGATGTTGTTGTATCTACCAACACTTTGCGTATTCTGGGCAACCTTGATGTCGAAGGAAATATAACTTATATCAATAGCACTGAATTGGAAATTACTGATCCATTTATTACACTGGCTGCAAACAACACAGGTACCTATTCTAACATTGGAATTTTAGCCCAACAAACATCAAGCCCAAATACTTTTGCATCATTACGATACAATGTAACTGTGGGTGCTTGGCAAATATCAACTGATAATTCCACATTTGCAAACATTGTAACTGGCACAGGCACCACCCCGCCAGGTGGTGCCAACAGTGACATTCAATTCAATGCTGGCGGCACATTTGGTGGAAACACTGCTTACACATTTGATACAGCAAATGCTCGAGTCACGTTACAAGGTCATCAAGTGTTTGGTAACATAGCAACTGTTCCAACCGCAGTGGCCAACTCGGTGGCTGTGTTTCACAATGCTGAAGGATCAGGCGGAACTGGTCTTTATGTCAAGAGTCCATCAGTTGAAGACGAATTAGTCAGCAAGAGCAAGGCCATTGTCTTTGCTATTATATTTTAAGGAATACTCATGTCAATTACCGTAGGTAACGTAACTACCGCAGCATCAAACGTTTATGTCAGTGCAGGTGCAACAGCCATTACTTTTATGAGCCTTTGTAACTATTCAGCTGGTAATGTCACAGCCAACGTATACGTGGTACCCAGTGGCGGCAGTGTTGGCAATGCCAACGTCATCTTGGCCAGCATTGAGCTGACAGCATTGGACACATATCAACTGTATGCTGGCGGCGAAAAGCTGTTGTTGGACACAGGCGACACTGTCAGAGTTAATGCCAATGCCAACAACGCCATAACCACAGTGGTCAGTTATACCACAATCTAATGGGATATTTTGTAAAAAATCGTCGTTTACAATCTGGATCCTCTGGTGTGGTGTTGCCAGCTGGTGGGTCTGCCACACGCCCTTTGTCTCCAAAATTTGGGCTCATACGATACAACACTGATACAGGGTTGGTTGAATATTTCAATGGGACACAATTTATTGAGCTAAATGCTGCCGGTTCTGTTGATTATACTGTGGATTCGTTTACAGGCGACGGTAGTACAACAATTTTTACCATGAGTATAGTAGAAAGCCAAACGACGCAAATTATTGTTTTTGTTGGATCAATTTATCAAGACCCTACAACAGCTTACACAGTCGACGGTGGGTTTGATATTACTTTTACATCAGCACCACCCAGTGGTGAACCCATAAGTGTAATTCACAGCTCGACTTAATGCCATAAATATCCAGTAAAGGACAACCGATGGCAATAAACAAGATTTCCGGCAACATACTGGCAGACAATCTCCGGCGTGGCTCCAATCTGGCCATTCAAGGCAACTTAATATACTTTGATGTCAATAACAATCGTGTTGGAATTTTGACCTCAACTCCTGCGTCTGCTCTTGAAGTAGCTGGTAACTTTACAGTGGGAAATGTCACAATTAATCTGGTCGGTAACATTGATGCCGGCAACGTGAATATCAATAACTTGTTGGAGCCGATTGCTAACTCGGACGCTGCTACCAAAATTTACGTAGATAATGTGGCTGCAAATGCCAATATTGGTAATTTTACTTTTAGCAATACCACAATTTCAACATCAGTAACACCGGGAAACATTACATTATCGCCGACCGGAAACAGTTTAGTTTTTATTGATACAGTTTCTGGATTGGCATTACCTGCTGGGGATCAGGGCGACAGACCTGTTAGCCCGCCTGCCGGCACAATTAGGTTCAATAGCGACACCAGTTATGCCGAAGTTTATGACGGGTTTGGTTGGGATGAATTAATCCCAGGCGGCACTACCACTATTCTTAATCAAACTATTGATCCCAACGGAGTAGCCAGCCAATTTACTTTGGATCAAACTGCTACTGCGGCCAGCATTTTGGTTACTGTAAACGGTGTTGGACAAACACCTGACATAGATTACACAGTGGCTGGCACTGATATTACATTCACAACAACTCCGATTGTTACTGATACTATACAAATAAGATTTTTGGCAGGTGTAAGCAGCACTGATTATATTACTAATTCCAACGGAAATGCTATTGTTCGAGCTGACTCTTCTGGTAATATCACGTTGCAAGCCAGCAGCGGTAGAACAATAAATGCCACTGGTAATATCACTGCAACTGGAAATATTGTTGGTAATAATATCTCTGCAATCACAGCCATACAGTTGGCAGTCTATGCCAACAGCACTGTTAGAGATGCAGCAATCGCTTCTCCTGTTGCGGGAATGATGGTGTTTAATGCCACGGGCACCAAGTTCCAAGGCTACACTGGCAGTGGTTGGATTGATCTCAACTAACTGTTTTTAACTGCCCCAATACAATATTCTAATCAAATTGGTAAATACTCTATTGCCTGCCGGCGTGGAGAGATAAATGGCTATTACCCGTATCAATAACAATCAAATAACTGATGCAATTTCTGGTAACGTATATTACGGTGTCAATGCAGCCGCTAAACTTCAGAATTATTCGATCACTTCGCAGAAAATCTCCAACAACCTAACATACGGCTCAGATTTAACAATCACTGGCAACCTTACAGTTCAAGGTAACGTCACTGCCATTGACACTATTGATTTATTGGTAGAAGATCCGCTTATTGTATTGGCCACTGGTCAAACAGGATCTCCCACAGTTGACATTGGTTTTATTGGCAAACGCGGCACAAGTGAAAACATTGCATTTGTTTGGAAAGAAAACGCACAAGAATTTGAAGCTGTATTTACCAGCAGCGAAATCTCCAACACCACCATTACTGTAACCAGTTTTGCCAATTTAAAAGTTGGCAACTTTTTTGCTCAAACTGCAAACATCACTGGTGACACGACCTTTGCCAACATTACAGTTGGAAATGTAGTGGGTAATTTAACAGTAACAGGAAATGTTCAAGGTGGCAATTTATTAACTGGTGGTGTAGTTTCATCTACTGGCAATGTCTCTGGCGGAAACTTAATTAGTGCAGCTTTGATACAAGGTGTCACTGTATCAGCAAGTGGTAACTTGGTTGGCGGCAATGCTGTTATTACATCAGCTGTTAACTCGGCCACTGTTTCGGCAAGCGGTAACATCACTGGTGGCAATGTCTTATACGGGTCGGGTATTGTAAGCGGTACTGGTAACATATTGGGCGGTAATGTAATAAGTTCTGCGTTGGTAGAAGGTGTCACTGTATCAGCAAGTGGTAACTTGGTTGGCGGAAATGCCAACATTACTTCGGCAGTAAATTCTGCCACAGTAAGTGCCAGTGGAAATATTTCTGGTGGTAATGTAATAAGTTCTGCGTTGGTAGAAGGCGTTACTGTATCAGCAAGTGGCAACTTGGTAGGTGGCAATGCCAACATTACTTCAGCTGTAAATTCTGCTACTGTCAGTGCTTCAGGTAATATCAGCGGTGGAAACGTAATATCAAGTGCATTAGTAGAAGGTGTTACTGTCAGTGCCAGTGGTAACTTGGTTGGCGGAAATGCCAACATTACTTCGGCAGTAAATTCTGCCACTGTCAGTGCTTCGGGTAACGTCACAGGCGGAAATGTCTTATTTGGCAGCGGAATTGTATCTGGCACTGGTAACATTGAAGGTGGTAATGTAATAAGTTCTGCGTTGGTACAAGGCGTTACAGTCAGTGCCAGTGGCAACTTGGTAGGTGGCAATGCCAACATTACTTCAGCTGTAAATTCTGCCACTGTCAGTGCCAGTGGCAATGTCAACGGTGGAAATTTAATCAGTGCAGCATTGTTACAAGGCGTTACAGTCAGTGCCAGTGGCAACTTGGTAGGTGGCAATGCCAATATCACTAATGCTGTTAATTCAGCAACTGTGTCGGCCTCAGGTAACGTCACTGGTGGTAATTTAATTAGTGCTGCATTGGTACAAGGCACCACAGTAAGTGCCACAGGTAATGTCAATGGTGGAAATGTAAACACAGCCACATTGACCAACCCCAGCGGTGCGTTGACGGTTAGTACAGTCACTGGTGACATTAATCTTTCGCCAGCTGGTAATATTGTATTGTCAAATGACTACATCAACGGTGTAGCTTATCCTGAGCAAGATCAAGATGCAGCATCTAAGTTGTATGTTGACAATATGGTGTCATCAGGCCTGGCCTATCACGAAGCAGTGTTGGTAGCAACCACCGCAAATTTGGCCACTACCACAGGCGGTACTATAACCTATGCACAGCCCAATGGTGCTGGCAACGGTATTGGTGCAACTATAACCACAACTGGTAGCTTCAATTTAATTGACACAGCTAACGTGCAGACTCTGGGCACCAGAATCTTGGTCAAGAATGAAGGCAATGCAGTATTGAACGGTATTTACACCTGGAGCAACGCAACAGTAATTGTTAGATCTACCGACGCAGACGAATACGGTCCAAACAGTGCAGAAGAGTTAAGTCTAAACGATTACTTCTTCGTTAGCAGTGGCAACATTAATCTGGGTTCGGCTTATGTGGTCGATTCACCTACAGGAACTATCACCTTTGGCACAAGCAATATTGCGTTTGCACAATTCAGCCAAAGCCAAGTTTATTCAGCAAATACATCAGCTGGTTTGGTATTAGTTGCCCAAACATTTAATGCCAAAGTTGATAATAACACCACTGCATTTGATATTGGTGGTAACATTATTGTCAAAGCAGGTGCAAATTTAACAACACCAAACATTGGTGCTGCCACTGGTACAAGCCTCAGCGTAACCGGCTCAGTAACAGGTGCTGATATTTCTGCCACCGGTAATTTAGTAGGTGGTAATGCCAACATTACTTCAGCTGTAAATTCTGCCACTGTCAGTGCCAGTGGAAATATTTCAGGCGGCAACTTAATTAGTGCTGCATTGGTACAAGGCGTTACTGTCAGTGCCAGTGGTAACTTGGTAGGTGGTAATGCTGTTATTACATCAGCTGTAAATTCTGCCACAGTAAGTGCTTCAGGTAACATTGACGGCGGTAATGTAATATCAAGTGCTTTAGTACAAGGCGTTACATTGAGTGCTTCGGGTAACGTATCTGGCGGCAATGTAATAAGTTCTGCATTAGTGCAAGGTGTTACTGTATCAGCAAGTGGCAACTTGGTAGGTGGCAATGCCAACATTACTTCAGCTGTAAATTCTGCCACAGTAAGTGCTTCAGGTAATATCAACGGTGGCAATTTAATTAGTGCTGCATCAGTAGAAGGTGTTACAGTCAGTGCCAGTGGTAACTTGGTAGGTGGTAACGCTAACATTACTTCAGCAGTAAATTCTGCTACTGTCAGTGCCAGTGGTAACGTCACAGGTGGAAATATTTTATTTGGCAGCGGAATTGTATCTGGTACTGGAAATATTTCAGGCGGCAATGTAATAAGTGCTGCATTGGTACAAGGTGTTACTGTCAGTGCCAGTGGTAACTTGGTAGGTGGTAATGCTGTTATTACATCAGCTGTAAATTCTGCCACAGTAAGTGCTTCAGGTAATATCAACGGTGGCAATTTAATTAGTGCTGCATCAGTAGAAGGTGTTACTGTCAGTGCCAGTGGTAACTTGGTTGGCGGTAATGCTGTTATTACATCAGCTGTAAATTCTGCCACTGTCAGTGCCAGTGGAAATATTTCAGGCGGCAACCTAAATACAAGTGCACAAGTAGTAGCAACTGGTAATATCACAGGCGGTAATATTATTACCACCGGACAAGCCAATTTGGGTAATATACGTATCAGTGGCGACACAATTACTGGCACAAACGGACAAGTACTGATTAACTCAGCAGGTGCCGATGTCAACCTCATAGTGTCTGGCGATACTATTGCCAACTTGTTGGTTGTTGATGCTGGTAGCGATACTGTGTTGATTGGAACAGGTACACCGACCACAAACGCAGCACTCAAGATTGGCACTACTAATTCAATTATTATTCCAGTTGGTTCAACCAGTGACCGTCCAGATGTGCCTGTCACGGGCATGGTGCGATTCAATACCACAGCTGACACTTTGGAATTTTACGACAGTGATTCATGGGCAACAGCAGGCTCAGTCTTTACTGTTATTACAGCAGATGAATTTGTTGGTAATGGAGTACAAACTGAATTTAGTTTAAGTGAGAGTAGTACAACTGCTGCCACTATAGTGGCCATTAACGGTGTTGTGCAACAACCTACTACAGCTTATTCAGTATCGGGAGCAAATCTTTTATTCACAGAAGCACCTGAATCTACAGACGTAATTGATGTCAGATTATTAACCACCACAACTACTATAGTTGGCATACAAAATAGTAGCGGTAATGCAGTGATACAAGGGTCTGCAACTGCTGCTCAATTTGATGTGACTGGTAATTTAGTTCCAACTGCAAACGTAACATATGATTTGGGAACAACTACTGCTCGATGGAAAGATCTATATCTATCTGGCACAAGCTTATACCTTGGTAACGTAATAATGAAAGCATCGACTGGCAACAGTATTGCGTTCTTTCAACCAGACGGAACAACGCCAGCAACTATTGCCAGTTCGAGTATTGATACATCACAAATCTTTAGTGGAACATCCAGTGTAGCAGTTGTTTCAAGCGGTGGTAATATACGTGCAAATGTCGGCGGAGCCACAATTGTTAATATTACCAGTGCAGGTATCGAAAATGGTCAAGCCAATGGAGTCGGTAACATTGGTACAGCAACCACTTACTTCAATACTGTATTTGCCAAAGCAACATCAGCACAGTATGCTGACTTGGCCGAAATGTACGAAGCTGATCAAATTATTGAACCAGGTACAGTGGTGTGTTTTGGTGGTTCCAAAGAAGTCACAATGTGCGCCGAAGATGCTTGCCGTAGAGTTGCTGGTGTAGTAAGTACTAACCCCAGCTACTTGATGAACTCAGGACAAACAGGTGATCACGTGGTTCCTGTTGCTCTGCAAGGTCGTGTGCCAGTTAAAGTAACAGGACTTGTACGCAAAGGCGACATGATGGTGGCAACCAGCAACGGTCGTGCCAGAGCAGAAGCCGACCCTGCTGTGGGATCAGTAATTGGTAAAGCACTTGCTGACTTCGATGGTCAAGACGGTGTTATTGAGGTAGTTATCGGCCGGGTATAGTAGGCTATATTAAATAGGGCAGGCAACTGCCCTATTTTTTTGGCTAAATATTCAGTTATTACAGGAAAGACATGGGATTAACACGCATACGTGCCGAACAGATATCAGACATAGACTATAAACAAGCTGTTCGTGTGATCACAACATCTGATATTACTTTATCTGGCGGAGCTCCGGCCACAGTCGATGGTGTCAGCTTAGTAACAGGCGATAGAGTATTAGTATCAGCAAATGATCCCGGAAGCGAAAACGGAATATACGAAGTACAAACAGTGGGTGCAGGATCATCTGGCACTTGGGTACGTGCAAATGATGGCAATGCCACAGGTGAATTGCAGGCAGGCCTTATTATCATGGTCACCGAAGGTGATGTCTACAAAGATACACAGTGGAAGCTGACAACAAATAATCCCATCATTATTGGCACCACTGCATTGGTGTTCGAACAAAATTCAGCATTTGCTTTTGGTAACATTTATGCCAACAGTACCGCGGTCTTGGCCACCAGTGTTGGTGATAGTGTAACATTTACAGCTGGTGACAACATCAGCATTTTCGGAAACAACACCAGTAAAACTGTTACCATTGGTGTGACCGGTATCAGTCTAAACTCTATATCAAATGGTACAAGCAATGTTAATGTAGTGAGTTCTGGTGGTAACGTCAGTATTGGCGTCGGTGGCACCAGCAACGTAGCTGTGTTTGCCACAACTGGTGAATATGTAACTGGTGTTATAAGTGCTACTGGTAACGTAACTGGTAGTAATTTAAATACTGGTGCTCAAGTAATTGCCACGGGTAACATTACAGGTGGCAATATCAACACCACTGGAGTAGTAAGAGCCACTGGAGATTTGTTTGGAAAAGAACTATGGTCAACACAATCTTCTGGCGACGAAGGAGGACAAGTTAATCTTGGTATACCTGCTACTAATACCAGTTTAATTGGTCAAGTAACCATTGACATATTCCAAAACAAATTAAGATTTTTTCAAGGCAACAACGCCAAAGGTGCTTTTATTGACCTAACAGCAGCAGCAGACGGAGTAGGAACAAACCTATTAGCCGGTGGCGGCGGCGGAACTCCAGGCGGAGCAAATACCAATGTGCAGTTTAATGATGCTGGTGTCTTTGGCGGCAATGCCAACTTTACATACGATAAAGTTCTTAACACAGTGACTGCCGGTACTTTTGCTGGTACACTCAATGGATCTGGGCAAAACTTCAAAGTTGGCGACGATGCCTGGATTGGTGATATCAACATAGCTGATACTGTTGGTATTAAAGGACAGCAAAATGGTGCCAATGCTTACATTGTATTTGGTAACAGTGATGCCACAGGCAAACTTGGTCGAGCAGGCACAGGACCGTTAACATATGCTGGTGCATTTAGTGCAACAGGAAATATTACTGCTGGTAATATATCAGCCGGTACCGGTACAATTACTGGTGGAAACATTGTCAATAGCAATGCCAACGGCGTAGGTAACATTGGATCAAGCACAGCATATTTTAATACTGTATTTGCCAAAGCAGCCAGTGCACAATATGCTGACGTTGCAGAAAAATATGTAGCCGACGTTTTGTATCCGCCCGGCACTGTATTGGAAATTGGTGGCCTGGCCGAAGTCACTGCCACGGTTGATTATGCCAGCACAAGAATTGCTGGAGTAGTATCAACTAATCCTGCATTAATAATGAATTCAGGGGAAAAATCTGACACTGCTGTGGAAGTGGCATTGTTGGGACGTATTCCGTGCCGTGTAGTAGGAAAGATTAACCGCGGTGATTTATTATGCTCAAGTAGACTCCGAGGAGTGGCAACTAAATTGCATGATAACTTATACAAACCTGGATCGATAATTGGTAAAAGTTTGCAAGACTTTGACAGTGACACAGAAGGCACAATTGAGATATTAGTAGGGCGGTTATGATCCAGCCCAACTATCGAAAAGATTATATTGGCGAATTTGTAATTACTCAAAATCGATGGACCAACGGATCTAAACAACAAGATCGAGAATGGATACCCAATGCTATTGAAAATTATCACATCAGTGGTCGCGCTGCTGTAATTGGCAGTGGGTGTGATGTAGAGCTATTTGATTACCGCCGATTGCAAAGACACAAAGGTGGATTATTAGGTAAGAAACGTTTGCAAACATACGGCTCTGGTTCTTTATGGACTGATATGAAATTTGATTTTTTTGTCAGTACTAATCGCTACGAATTAGAATCAATTCAACAACAAAGTTATTCAATTGAAAATGTAGTATACACTGATGCCAAGAATTGTATCAGATATCCTAAGAATTTTTATTTGATTCCGTATACTCCACCGATAAATCATTTTGCAGCAGCCGTATATTTGGCTGCGTTTGATGGGCATTCTGAAGTATTTCTATTAGGATACAACAATAGTACACCGCATCTTACAGCCGGACACCATACACAGATCAACGATGTATTTCAAGCCTACAATTTAACTAATTTTATACTGGTGGGTGTCGAAGCAAACATGCCAGATCAATGGCGTAACAATCGCAATGTTACTACTATGAAGTATCGCGAGTTTGTAAGTCATTGCGATGTGTGAACAGAACTTTTTATAATCTCAACTTTTTCTTTAATAGTATCGAAGTTTACCGTATTCCATAATCCTGGGTGCATAGGTTTAGGCCATGCGACTGAATCAATCCAAGCATAACCCAAGTGTTCCTCATTCAAAACCGGTTGAAATTCCTGTGCCACACAGCAGAAAAAAGTATGATAACTGAAAGCACCGTCGGGACTGGTAAACCGGTCTAATGGCAACAACTTTACATAGTCAGGAAAGGAACCTAATTCTTCGCAGCATTCTCGTTCGATACTTTCTAATAAGGTTTCCCCGGCTTCGCACTTGCCTCCGGGCAATCCCCATGTTCCAGGATATTTAGAATCGTTACGCATGAGATATAGATAGCGTTGTGTATCGTACGCATAAAACCATACACCCACTGCGGTCAAAGCACAAGACTCCATTCGCCCCCCGGATAAAGACCTTCGTAACTTTTGACCCATTGAGATCCTGTCCACAGATATTGTAAATCAGTAGTGATGTTGGTTACATATTGAATATTTGCGGTATTGGTAGTACTGCCAAATGTCACAATCCAGTCTGTGCCATCATATTCAATAATGTCATTTGCTTTTGCTACCACACCACCCCAGGCCGAACTGGGTTGTGTATTATTGACATTACCGATGTCATTCAGTATGAGATACCGTTGTCCTGTTGTGGCCACTGGTAATCCTGTTCCGGGTCCGCTCAATAAAGGATCAATTACAGCATTAACTGCCGGTATAGTGTTTTGCGGTATAGTGTCTACATCAACATCAAACAGTAAAAATCTTTCGTCGGTAGGGTCGACAGTGACAGTGCCAATCACCTGGTCATCAGTACCCCATTGATTATCTAATCTAATTTGTGATATTCCAGGTCTGAATCCACTATACATGTCAAGTATAGCTGGCCAAAATTCGTTGCTGGGAGGGTTATTTGGAGCATCAGTTGATGAATTGGGTTCGTCAACCACAGCACTGTATTTCAATGCTTGTAATTTATTGCCTATCAGCAACACTTGATAATCAAACGGAGTCAACAGTTGTCTGGTACCCAACAACAAATCGTTGTTGGTAATGGCTTCGTTGGCGTCACCTTGTGCATCAAAGATTGAAGCAACGATACGCTCAACAACTCCTAATTTTTTCACCTTTGCAGGACTGGATATCCAGATAGGCATGCTAAACTTCATAGTAGCAATATCAATGGGATTTTCTGTTCCTTGTGGTATGGTACGACTACTCCACGTCACACCATCCAAGTATACTACACTGAGACTGGTCCAGTCAAGAAAATTATCTGTGCTTTGTATTTCTAAACTGGGATTGAATAACGTGGCAATCTGTTCGATTAATTGAAACTTTTGGTTGGTATTTGATGTCCATAAATCCAACGCAATCGACAGGTTATACGGAACCGGCATTAAGCGTTCTATAGTAAAGGCATTTCCTTGGGTAGTTTCATAAGAATCAGTGGCAGTGTCATAATAACGCTGACGTACCTGTAGCTTGCTCACATGTGTGGGGTCTTGTATTCTGGGTCTGTCATATTCCAGTGCTGTAATATAAAAGGTCATCAAGGGAGTCGACGGCATTGAATTGGCAGAGTTGTTTTGCAAAATTGTTTGTGCCTGACGAGTAGAGTCTCCGTACCTGACAGGCACACGTATTAAGGTAGCAGTATCGCTGTTGTCTCTTCCATATTCCACACTGAAATTACTGAACATTCTGGTAAATTGCAGCAAGAAACGGCGTATTTGTTGGTCATAAAAAAATTGTTGCATATATCAGCTCGATTTTTGTCCAGGTTGTGTTTTAGGAAAAGGCTTAGGTGTTTTACCACCGTTGTCATCACCATTGTCGGCTCTGGGTTCCAACAGCTGACTTAGGCTCTGACGACTTGGTATGTTGCCCAGGTCTGTTGTGGGCACTGTGTATGTATTGTTCACGAAGCTGGAGCGTAAAGTATTGTTGTTGGGTCCATTGGTCAAGTCAGTGCGTATAGCATCTTCGATCTTGATCCAGGTACGACCATTGTATCTAAACAGACGATTTGGGAAATAGTCCAACCGCAAACAGTAATCGCCTTCATATGCCGCAGTGGGAAAAGTAACCCCAGTGGTAACTGGCAATCCATTTGGTGCTATACCATCGCCGGTCATGTAACCAATAGTATAGCCATCGCCACGCGGACTCTGGCTTTGATCAGCAACATTAATGCCTGTTTGGTCAGCATTGACCAAGGCATTGTCTATGGTCACAGCGTCAGCGTTGGCTGGGGTACCATCAGGATTGGTCGGCAATATATAAAACTTCACAGTGTCGTAACCTGACAACGGTACATCAACTTCTGCCTGTGCCAGTATAGCGTCGTTTAAGGCCAGATCTTTGTTGCGTGTGCTACCGCGATCAGCTTCTGTGGGTGGATTCACAGCCACCCAATAGGTGGTATTGCTGATATTAGTGCCGGGCGGAACATCAGTTACGGCACGATAATAACTGTCTCCGTTGTTGACTATGGTTCCTGTGGGATAAAAATTTCCATTATCCCATATATTTTCAGTCACAAACGGTTTATTTAGGATTTCTTGATACTCTTGTGCATTGACCATTGGAGTAGCTTTCACTCGCCACAGGTGCGGCATCCAGGTCTGGCTAAACCCTTCGCTGGCATAGGAAGCATCTTGAACCACATAGTATTTGGGCAAGGCTCTGGGTATGGTCTTATCAAGCGGATCTGGATCTCGCAAATTTGGTACTTCTAACACATCGCCAGACATTAGTTTTCGTTGAAATGTGTCGATCATGTCATTGTAATGAAATGTAATAAACAGGGTATCATTGTTTAAAAACAATCCAAATTGAGTCAAATCAAAATCAATGTCCTGTTGACGATAAACACCACGCATTACATACACATCGGGGTCATATGCACGATCGCGGTTTTCAAGCAAGAACAAGTCTTGAATAAACAACGGATTTTCGTTATCATAAACTGGTTGTGTAACATCGGGGTTGGCACCGTCAAGTGGCAACACTTTAGGGCCGAGATATTTGTGGATATATATGTCGAGTCCGCCCACAGTAAATTGCTCACTGATGGTACGATCAAAGAAGCGATAATCATTCGTCTTATTGGGACGATACATACTCAGGCGTGGAATTTTATTTCT